CCAATAAAGTATTTAAATGGGTCCAATACTGGCGCATATTTGATATATACATTTCGTTCAACAAGTTCATCGTTTTCTTTATTTTTCAATTTATATGCCATTTTACAATCTTCTTTACAATCATCGTCAACGATATCTATTTTATTTTCATTAGATATTTCACAAAGATAGAATGAATGATTTAGATTAAAAGAGTTGTAATTATTTTCATTCAAATCGAAAAATTTATTGTAAATTGGAATATAATTCTGTATTTCATGGAAATCATGTATAGTAGTATTTCTAAATTGTTCAAATAGTTTTGTATTTTTGCGTTTTTCATAATTTAACTGAATCACTGATTTCTGTATCATTTAGGTAAATAGTATATTATTAATATACTATTTAAACTCATTTTTCGACGCGTTATATCATTATAATAATAGACCAGGTATTATTATAATGACATTGGAACTGAAGAAATTCGATATGAAGTATATTAGTTTCAAACCAAACGAGATGAAGGCTCCTGTATGCGTTTTAATCGGGCGAAGAGGAACAGGTAAGAGTTATCTTGTTCGTGATCTCCTATTTTATCATCAAGATATTCCTATCGGTGTAGTTGTCGCAGGTACAGAAGAAGGTAATGGATATTATGGCAAAATGGTCCCTAAACTATTTATTCATAATGAATATAATACTGCTATTATAGAAAATATTCTTAAAAGACAAAAGTCTGTTTTAAAACAAATAAAGAGAGAAATGGAATCATTCAAAAAAAGTAATATCGATCCTAGATCCTTTGTCATTCTTGATGATTGTTTATATGATGGTGCATGGACTCGTGATAAAATGATGCGTCTTCTCTTTATGAATGGACGTCATTGGCGAATTATGTTAATTATTACTATGCAGTATCCATTAGGTATTCCACCAACTCTGAGAACAAATATCGATTTTGTCTTTATTTTGAGAGAACCATATATTTCTAACAGAAAAAGAATCTATGAGAATTATGCCGGAATGTTTCCAACATTTGAATCGTTTTGTCAAGTCATGGATCAATGTACTGAAAATTATGAATGTCTTGTTATTAATAATAGTGCACAATCAAATAAATTATCTGAACAAGTCTTTTGGTACAAAGCAGATATGCATAATGATTTTAAATTGGGAAGCAAAGAGTTCTGGGAATTAAGTAAAGATATTAACTCCGATGATGAAGAAGAAAAGTATGATCCAAACAATGTGAAAAAGAGAGGATCTGGGCAGAAAATCAATGTGAAGAAGACGAAATGGTAAAAATAATAAGTATTTACACCCTTATTGTATCTATTGTATTTTTATCTGCCCAGTGCGATATGGGTTCACGACGATGTTTACTTTTTGGGTTTTTCGAAAAAAGGCCTCTACTAGATTCGGGATTGCGTTGATGTTCTTTATAAAGTGTTTTTCGAGATTGAGAATTGGCATGTAAAGTTTGTCTTTGTGATTGACGTTTTTCATTTTGTAAATAATTTTGAATATCTTCATCACCCGATGTTAAATTGTCATACGCATTGTCTTCTTTTACATGTAACAATTGTGATATAGGATGCTTATCTATATCTACCATAGAAATCAATACTTTATCAATATTTTTGCTAGTATGTAGTCCTGTAGCAATTAAATATCTTTTAAACGGTTCTATCTCCGTATCTATTAAATAATATTTATCCTTACTTTCTTTGAAAAACTTTTTGATATTTAATGACTCTTCTAAGTATTTTATTTTTTTAAGATCAGAATCACATAATTTTTTAATACCCTTATTTTGAATTTCATATTTTCCACAATCATATTTATTATAACGTTGAACCGCGCGAAGAAACGCACGTAGTTTAGTTTTGTCAGTTTGTATGCGATATAATGGTATTTTTCTGGACCAATTTTTCTCTGATGATAATGCTGACGAGAACTTTTTATAATCACGATTTTTACCGTTGTTTGCGTTAGATAATCTGCGAGTAGGAGATAACCTACGCGTTTGAGGCGATTTTATCGAATGGGTTGGTGATAACGAATTACGGATATTACTTTTACGGGTTTTCCAAAATTTCCAATTTACCATATTATATTATATCAATATAATATAATTTATTCAAATTCATCTTCTGTAATACCATAATATAATTTATATCCTTTCCACCCAACTTTATAAATACCCATCTTATCATTCATATAAGAAAAAAGGATACGACTCGATATTTTAATGCATCGATTTTCACACCATTTCAAAAAATAGGGGATTACTTCTCTTTTTGTTAAATGTGACCCATCACTTCCTACAATTGATTCTAAATAAAATTCATTAATCAATTCTTTATATTTGTAATCTACATTAAAATCACAAATTTTCTTTTCACTGAACACTCGTTTTCGTTTATTGAAGAGTATCGTTATCTTATTTATTAATTTGAAAATATCTGTATCTAAAGATACATATATACATGTTACGCAGTTATTATTTTCTATTCGTAAATCATCCAATGAAATAATAATAGCTATCATGTTGTGACCTTTCTCGATCAATAAATCCGTCATTTGTTCGCAAATTTCCATATTCGGCTTTACAGAACACGTTCCATTGAAAGCAGTTAATATACTATCAATATAGATTTGTTTCTTTATTGTTTCTCTCTCTTCAAAAAGAAAAGGAGAGAAGAATTCTTCTAATTGTAGAGTATTGTTCATCATTTACATCATAATTACACGTGGTATATTTAAATGTTAAAATTATATACTAGATAATGAATTTAATCGACTCAATTGAGAATACGAATGATTTAGTTCTTCATTTTTAAGAAAGCTGTGTGGTTTAAAACATTTTGTTTCATACCCACATATTATATTTTCTTCTTTTAATTGCGGTATGAACTGTTTTGCCACTTTATAAAAATTATATCTCGATTCGCTTCCTATTCCTGTATTAGGATAGGCACGCCAATTCATCGCAGCAACTGGATTATTTGTTAATATAAAAACTTTCACTTTCTTTCTATGAAGTATATCAAACATATGTCTTAACCACATAAGACGATATTTTGATCCAGCATAATAAGTAGCAATTTCTCGATAATTGATTCCATTTGACTTCCATTTAGTTGTATCACGTTGATTACCAGGAATATTGATACCTTCAATAACAGACAATGTTCCATCCCAATCAAAAATTGCGATTTTGTTTTGTATATTTGAACGAGAAGCCCATTGTATTAAATCTTCAGCATCTTTTTCATTAAAACCAATATTTGTTCCAAATTCTTTTATTTGAATAGAAGAGAGATAATTAGCAAATTTATTATTTGGATATAATTTCAAAAACTCTTCTGTATACAATTTTGCTATGGGGCTACCATTTAATACTTCTTGATTTGGCTTATTTGAAACCAAAATAGGCTCCACATATTTCAGCGTTTGTTTGAATTGTTTAATTAAGTCTGGCATATTATCATAAAAACGTATTGCTGTATTTTCTGTTGCTTTTTGTTTCAATCGCGATATCATATTACGTTTTCGAGTATATTTCATATAATATATATATTATGAAATATAATATATTATAAAATATAATATACTTGGTTAAAAATTATATTTATTATATTCGACATCATATATCAATATATATAATATTACTAATTATATATATTGGTTATAATTATAATTATTGTTAATTATTATATATAATATAAAGTTATAATGCAACCAACTCAATGTAAAAAGGTTATTAATAATCAACGTAAAGTGATAAATGTGCTGGCGGCAAATATAAATGAATCTCATGCAAAAATAAAAGATTTAACTGACAAACTTCAACAAGAACAAGCGAAATCACATGGATTATCTACAACTTTTAATACAAACGCTGCTACAATAAAAGATTTAACTGACAAACTTCAACAAGAACAAGCGAAATCACATGGATTATCTACAACTCTTAATACAAACGCTGCTACAATAAAAGATTTAACTGACAAACTTCAACAAGAACTAGATAATATAATTGCACTCGAGTCAAATACAGTTACATCTAATTTACAAATAGGAAAATTATTAAATCAATATGAAAATTTGGTCACGCTATATGCTGATTTAGTAACCAAAAATCAACAATTACTTAATACAGACGTTAATTCTACCAATAATGATTCTTGTGATGATTCTGGTGACGAAACAATTATAAATAACTATATTTATGTATATCCAAATGGATCAACTGGCTCAGATGGAACTGTCACTGTACCTGGACCAGCCGGACCAGCCGGACCAGTTGGACCAACCGGACCAGCCGGAGTAGGAGAAATAGGACCAACTGGTGAAACAGGACCACTTGGTGAAACAGGACCACTTGGTGAAACAGGACCATCTGGACCATCTGGACCATCGGGACCACCTGGTGAAACAGGGGCAACAGGGGCAACAGGGGCAACAGGGGCAAAACAAGATCCGCCAGTTGTAGGACCAATTTGGAAACAAGTTAATTATATTGGGTTTTGGCTTGTCAATAAAGAAGCATTTATAGCTTATATAAATAAAGCAGTACTTAATAAAGTTACTCATATTATTCTAGAATTTATCACTTTAGGAGGAGACCAAACTACCCCAGTTGTATGGGATCGGCTTACGGTATGTGATACTGTTCTTAGTTGGATTGAATTCTCAAACGCTGATAAAAATGAAATTTTAGTTTTACTTCGAGATAATAATATAAAATTAATGTTTAGCTTTGGAGGTGCAACATCGTTTTATGCAAATGGTTCTCACTTATTTGATAATATATGGAAATATCCTCAATCGAAATATTACGTAAACGATAGTGCTAATAAGCAAGATATGACAGATAGTGCAAAAAAGTTAGCTGCAGATTTAGCTAAACTTATTAATGACAATCAAATAGATGGTATAGATTTAGATATTGAAAATATACCTATGTTATCACAATATAATGGTGTTTATACTGAAGTTTCAGATTATTTAGGTATGTTGTCTATGTATTTAAAGATGTATACATCAAACGAAACACAAGTAACTCATGCACCACAACCTCCTTATTGGAATAGTCCTAATTGGCCTTCTTTATATAAAGATATTGAGAGTAAATATGGTCTCTATATAGATTTTTATAATTGGCAATATTACAATCAAGGTGCATATTATAATGATGAAAATTCTATTTTTATAAATGACGATTATAGTGGTACTCCTGGATTTGGAGGCGCTGTATTACAAATTTATAGTGATAATCCAAATGATCCAATAACTCCTTACTCGAATATTACATGCCCAATCGATAAAATATTAGTAGGAAGGGCTGTAGATGCTCCTCAGTCATTATCGTGGCCAGAATATACTGCTATGATAATTAACCAAAAAACTCAAACAGGATATACACCTGAACAGAATTCATTGTTACATGATTGGTTTAAAACAGCAGGTGTAATGGTTTGGTTTTATAATGTTCAAACAAATACTTCTGAAAATAATAATCAACTGGAATTTTTCAATGAGGTAATTAGTTCTCATGATTAATATATAAAGAAATTCCACATTAAATCAATCATTTGAGTTTATATTTAATGAATATATGAGAAAATAATTAAATGGGTTAAACAAATAATTTTAAACCGACGAGTTCATCGATTTAAAATAGACTAATTAATAATAAATAAATTAATTGACTGTTAGATTATTTTATTGTTAAATATTATAAAGTAGCATAATCTTATAATATGGCAACAACCCCAGGAGAAGTAGTTATAACATATGATAATTTAGATCTATTAGACACAGATCTAACCTATTTAATTAAAGTAAACCCAGTAAATAATAATATTGCAGGTAATAGTGATTATATAATGTCGTTTCCATCAAGTAACACGTCTGATTCAGGAGGTAGACCCTTAATAACTGCTACTTCAAGTGAAGCATTTTGGTATTTTGCGAATGTTGCGCAATATTATACTAATTATTCAAATCATGATAATATACAAAATTTACGAGAGATACTAAATGGTTATGCGTTTTTAGTTGCAACAAAAAACAATTATATTGGTGAA